TCTGATTTAGACTATACCTTAGATGTAAATCGAGTTTTCGATAATTTATATAACGAGGATGAATAATGGCTGATCTATCAGTTGCTCAAAAAAGAAAATTAATAAAAGAACTTAAAGGCGCTTCTAAGCTTCATGCAAAGCAAGCGGCTCAAATAGAAAGATCTTTAAAAAAAACTAAAAAGAAAAAATAATGTCAGTTTCAGGCAGTACAGATTTTGAACCAAATGTAGCTGAGTTCGTTGAGGAAGCGTTTGAAAGATGCGGCCTAGAACTTAGAACTGGTTATGATTTAAAAACTGCTAGAAGATCTATTAATTTAATGCTTGCTGAATGGGCTAACAGAGGTCTAAACCAATGGACAATAGAACAAGACACTCAAACTGTTACTAAAGGAACGGCTGAATACACCTTAAATTCTAATGTAATTGACATTCTAGATGTTGTCTTAAGACGTACAACAAATGGAGAGCAAACTGATATTTCTATAGAAAGATTAAGTAGAAGTTCTTATTTGAATATTCCTAATAAAACAACTCAAAGCATGCCGTCTCAATGGTTTTTAGATAAGCTAAATACACCTGTTTTAAAAGTTTGGCCTACGCCAGAAAACTCAACAGACATTTTGGTTTTTAACAAAATGGTAAGAATGGATGATGCCGACGCTGGAACTAATACAATGGATATGCCATTTAGGTTTTATCCTTGTTTTGCAGCAGGTCTTGCATATTATATTGCAATTAAAAGAGCGCCAGAAAAAGCTCAACTACTAAAACAATTATACGAAGAAGAATTTGATAGGGCCATGTCTACTGATGAGGATAAAGCATCATTTAGAATTAGGCCTTTTAATAGTTTGAGGTAACATGTCTTACGCTTCAGGTAAATTTGCAGTAGGTTTATGCGACAGATGCGCGTTTGAATATCCTTTAAAAGACTTAAAAAAAGAATGGACTGGTTTTAAAGTTTGTAGTGAATGCTTTGAACCAAAACACCCTCAATTAGAACCGCATACAGCTCCAGCTGATCCTCAAGCACTTTATCAACCAAGACCAGATACAGATAAAGAAGTAGGCGAAGGTCAAGTTGTCGTTGTTTATAATGATATTTACAAACCTCACTTTATGAGTTCAAGCATTATAGGTTCAAATTTTTCATTGCCTCAATCAACTGGTGATATTGGAAGTATAACTGTTAGTACAGACGGATCAGTATCTCCGAGCCCTAGTCCTACTCCTAGCCCAACACCTAGCCCAACAACCTATACAGTAACTGTTGCTAGTTATTATGGATCTAATTATTTTTATATAGATGGATCTA